CTCCTACTGCACCAGCTGCACTGGACCTTAGCTGTCTGTCATATGCTCTGTTAATCTCATCTGCGATTGCCTGTTGAAAAGGGTTCATATTACGAGCAATCATCTCTTGGGTGACTGGACCGGCACCCGCTCTTAGTGCTGATTCAACACCGCCTAGTGTTTGTCCTGATGCACCTAACGTCTGTCCAGCTTGTTGTACAAATGGCATAAATGCACCAACACCAGCTTCTGCCTGACGTCTAGCTGCTTCTTGAAGACCCGTGAGCCCTGCTACTTGTTGTGTTGGTAATGTAATTCCCTGATCTGCCAGTTTCTTTGCAGACTCTAGTAAACCTATTCGATACGCTTCTATCTCAGGCGTTTCTCTAACGGTTTGGATAACTTCTTCTGTTGCCATTATGCCATCGCCTTTCCACGCTTTTCTAGTTTACTCATCACACTATACATGTTTTTGATGCCTTTGTCTAAGTTCCCGTCACCTAGACCTTTTACAGCATCTGTTGTCATAACAAACTCACCCGGCATTAACATGGCTCGTACACTATCTTTGCCCGGTGTGCCTTCTCTGGGGCTTATGCCACCGTTACGTCTTGGAAATATCTCACCACCTTCAGCTACGTTTTGAGTGAAGACAGGGGGTAGAAAAGGATTTCTAGGGAAAACGGGAGCAGTATAATCAAAACCATAACTAGTATCAGTTTCAAACGGTCCTTCTGCTTTTCTAACATCTATGTTAGCTACATTAAATCTGTCTGGATCTCTTCTGTATATATCAAACCCTGTCTCAAGAGGCGGTAGAGGCTCATCTTTTGGTGTGTCAAAAGCCCCAGCTGCGGACAATCCTGCTATACCTAAAGCGGCTGATGGGCCAAATCTTTCTAAAAAGCTCGGTCCCGCCGCAGATCTAGCGGCATCAATACCTGCTTGTGTTGGGGTGATACCTTTAAGTTTAGCATTTGCCAAGTATTTTTGTTCGGCTGCATCTTGTGCCAAAGTAACTTGGTCGGCTGTTTTACCACCCCTAAACAAAAAGTCAGTTGTTTTATCAAACATTGTTGGTGGTTCTTTTGGCAATTCAAAACCATCTACACCTTGTGCTACACCACCTTCTAAATCTAAAGTAGTCTTTTCTGATAAGGCTGGCAATTTATCAACTTTAACATCAGTATCTACTAGTTTTGTATCTTGCTTAGTTACATCTTGTAAACTCGGCAAACTGGTACTTGTTAGTGGTTCAAAACTTCCTTCAGTTAAAGCTTTACCTATATTACCGGTGCCTCCGCTTACGTCAGCAGCTATGTTTTTACCAAAACCTTCTAATCCTTTGTTAGGCCCAGCGAAACCAGCGGTTACTGCACCAGTAGCCCCACCGACAAAAGCTGACTTTAATGCATCTTTCACATCGCCGCCTTGCAGTAGTGTTGTAATACCAGCACCAAGTGCTCCTGAGTAGACTGCTCCAAGACCCGGTAAGAAATAGTTTAGAGCCAAAGGCACTATGACAGGAGCTACTCTCTTGAGCGCCTTACCTACACCTTTTAATGCTTTGCCAACACCTTTTGCAACAGAGCTAACAGCTTTCTTAGCTCCTTTAAATAACTTTTTAAGAAAGAACTCTGGTAACCCTGTGTCTGGGTTCAAACTGTTCTTGCTTGTACCAACCACATATCTTTCTGGATCTTCTACGCCAAGCTCACGCAAATGACCAAATATGCTTTCTTTTAACTTTGGATTGTTTTCTATTAAGGCTCGTGGGACGATAAGCTCGCCTGTTTCCACATGAGCTACGGTATCATCGCCATAACGACCAAAGTTAGCCATCTCTTTACCAATGGCTTTAAACTGAGCTATGCCGTTCTGGCCATAAAGATCCTGCAACTCCTTTTCTTCAAGAAGCTTAATCTCTTCATCACTGTAAATGAAGTCAGCTATACCACCTGACGGTATCTCTTCTTGTTTAAGTGCTTGGTCCATGTTCCAAAGTCTACCCTATTTTATTTATTTGTTCAATCTTATATTCTCGATAGCGCACTTGTTGTAACCCTAGTCTTAGACAGCTCTTGTATACTGGCTACAACATGCAATCTGTTTGCTGTTGCTGCTTGTACTTTCAACACTTCGCCACTTTGTAGTATTAAATCTTTTGTAAGCAGTTCTATCGTTGTATTAGCTCCTACTGCTTTGACTTTAAATAAACTAAACGTATCGCTACCGTTAACAAGTTGTACTGTTATTGTGTCAGCGTTACCACTGTCTTCAGATACTAATATAGAATTGACAATAGCTGCGTTGAAATCGGCATCACTAGGAACTGTAAATAGCGTAGTTAAATCAGTGGTAGTTAAATCTAACTTTGCATTTGTTACACCTTGAATATACTGAGGAATACTAGTGATTAACATTAGCGTCTACCATCCTCTCTTATATCCACACGGGGAGTGCCTAACTTATACTTTGTTCCTAGCGATGTGGAATCAATTCTTAATGCAAAAGACCG